AAACAATTACAAACTCTTTATGAAGAGAAACATGATTACAAAACCGTGGTGTTTGATACCACTGATTGGGCTGAGAAACTTGTGCAACAAAAAGTTTGCGACATGCATTCGGTAAAGTCCATTGAGTCATTAGGTTTTGGTAAAGGTTACACAGAATCCGCTGAGTTATATAGGCGGATACTTAAAATGTTTGATTTGCTACTGGAGAAAAAGATGAATGTTATCTTGCTCTCTCATGTGGCTATCAGAACTTTCAATGATCCTGAGCGTGAGCCCTATGATCGTTGGGAGATGAGTCTACACAAGAAGGTATCATCGATGATCCGGGAATGGGTAGACTTCAACCTGTTTGCTAACTACGAGGTATCAACTCGTACTAGTGGCCAGGGTTTTAATGAAAAGACCAGAGCAGTGTCATATGGCAAGCGAAAGTTATTTCATAAATTCACCGCAGCCTTCGATGCTAAGAGTAGAGTTGACTTGGGTAACGCCCCATTGGATCTTGACTTCAACGCATTCATGACTGCTTTCAAAGAATCTTTAAAATCTAAAATGAAGGAGAAGAAAAATGTCGGATGATTTATTTAATCTAAACTTAACTGATGTCGAAGATGACAGCGGTTCAATTGGGCCTATGCCTGCTGGAGACTACGAAATGGTAGGAGCATCATGGGAAAGTAAAAACAGTAAAGCCACAGGTCATAAGATGCTGAGTGTAACTTATGAAGTTGTGGGACCGAAGTATTCAGGTAGGAAAGTTTGGGAAAACTTTATGCTTGAAGGCAACGGACTAAACGTCTCTAAAGGGAAGCTTCGTAACTGGAGAAAAGCCATGAGCATGGATCCTGATATGGAAGCTTTCGGTTTGGAGGATCTTGAAAGCATGATGAGTGTCCCTTTCAATGCCAACCTTCGTATTGAAGAAGGCAGAGACAAGGGTGATGGTACGAAGTGGGAAGATAAGAATGTGATCGCTAAGTTTTTAGCTGGTGGTTCGTCTGCAACGTCTTCCCCTTCCCCAGCACCAGCACCAGCACCTAGCGGTGATGCTGAAGAAGATCCTTTTGACTGGGATAAGTAAACGATTTCTACCACGACATTGAAACAGGTCGACCTATTAAAAGGAGAGAGTGATGTTGTTGGTAGAATCCTCGAGCGAGTAACTAAAGCTATGAATGACCTGAACTTTGCTTTGGTTACTCCTCGCCTTTTTATTATAACTAAACCGGGAATAATATTCCCATCTTTTTTGGAGAAAAGAAATGCTGATAGACAAAAGAGAGGCCAACAACCTCGTTAATGTAATGGAATCTTTGTTAAATTCTTTGGACAAAACATTTGATAGTTTGCCAACTGACATCGACCAGAAAGTGAAAGATGCTAAACTAACTTTATTAAATGTGGAAAGAAAAAATGATAGAAAAAGAAAATTTATTAGATTCTTTAGATAAAAAAACTTGTGAACAAGTGATGCACGATTTACATATGTGCATTGATGATTGGTCTAGACAAGATCTAGATACCAAAGCAGCTGTAGTTACTCTTGCAAGATTCTGTGTTGAATTATCTTTTAAATTTTCACACACACCTTATGATGCTATGCAATTACTATCCACGGTAGTAATGGATAACATCGAATCTTATGAGCATGAAGAGTTAATGCAGCTTTTGATACAACCCCGTGATCAAAAGAAAGAGATTCATTGAAGCTTAGATACTACCAACGCAACGCTATAGATGCTCTTCACTCTTGGTTTGATACCAGGCCTGAAGACCCAACGCTTATTGCCTTACCAACAGCCGCTGGTAAAACCATTATATTTTCACACTTCATTAAAGAAGTCTTTAACAAAAACCCCAAGGCCAGGTTTCTTATCATGGCTCATAGAAAAGAGTTGGTTGCCCAAGCTGAAAACAAACTAAAGTCTGTGTGGCCAGATGCCCCGGTGGGTGTGCTCGCTGCTGGTATGAAACGCTTTCAACACAATGCACAAATTCTTGTTGCCAGTCGTGATACCTTGGCCTCGCCCAAGAGATTAGAAAAGGTTGGCAAGTTTGACTACATGATTATCGATGAAGCACACAACGTGCCACCTAGTTCTTTGACTCGATACAAGAAAATAATTGACACCCTATCAGAACGCCAGGCCATGAAAGTTATGGGTTGTACTGCTACGCCCTATCGCATGGGTCAGGGTTATATCTATGGCAAGCGTAAGGATCATTTCTTTAAAGGTCTTGCCTACAGTGTATCGATACCAGAGTTAATACAAGCAGGTTATCTGTGCCGATTGTCTGCCTTTGCTGTCAACGACAATGCCATCATTGATGCTAGCAAAGTTAGTTTGAAGTTTAAGAATGGAGACTTCCGGGAAAAAGAATTAGAAGACATAGCCATGGTAGATGAAACCATTATTGAGGTTATTAACGACTGGATAGATAACGCTTACACCAAAGGCAGAACAGCTTCTGTTTTCTTTTGCGTGTCAGTGCTACATGCAACCAAGATGACTCAGTACTTACAGCAATACAATATCAAGGCTGAACTTATTACAGGTGAGACACCTAACGATAAGCGAGACCAAATACTGCGAGACTTTGAAGATGGCAAGATCCATGCGCTGTGCAACGTTGGTGTGCTGACTGAAGGTTGGGACGCTCCAAGAACAGATTGCATAGCTTTACTAAGGCCAACACAAAGCATTGGCTTGTATGTGCAGATGTGTGGTCGTGGCATGCGACTGCATGATGACAAAGACAATTGTTTGCTGCTTGACTACGGTGAGAACGTAGCTAGGCATGGCTGTCTAGATGAGGTAGAGCCTGACGAAAGTCTTCCCGGAAGATACAAGCCTAAGATTTGTGCAAGCTGTAATGCTATCAACTCACCCTCTGCTAAAGAATGCATTGAGTGCGGCCAAGTGTTTGAGTCAACACAATCAAAAGTTCTCTGGACCAAGAAGGAAAGAGAAGTAGCAAGGCGTACCAAGGCTGAGAGACAGGCTGTCTTATCAGATGAAAAGAAAGCATCGCCTCCTAAAAACAAACCCATCACAGATATCTTTGCCTCAGTGGTTAAGTCCAAAAATGGCAGTGAGTATTGTCAAGTAGTCTTTACAGTTAAGGATGAGTTCTTTCCTAAGAAGATGCCACTAATGTTTGGCCATCCCACTGCACACAACATGGCGGTGCGTAAGTGGAAGAAGATCACTACCAAGTGGGGATCACCAAGTCAACCATGGATGGCCGCTGAATTAATTAACAGTGGTGCATTTGATACAATCTCTGAAATCATTGTGCAAAAGCAAGGTAAGTATGAGAACGTTGTTGGAATTAAAACTAAACAAAACGAAGATATAGATCTATGAAAGATATAAATCATTTACTAGACGATGTTGAACTGCAACAAGAGAAGCGTCAAAGATTTTACTTAGGCATGAGTCAGATAGGTAATCCCAATCAACGTTTGTTATGGATGCGTTATCGCTGGCTTATGCCTGATGATATGCCTGCTAGAGTTTTAAGGCTTCTTGATCTAGGCAACGTAGTTGAAGATGATCTTATTAAGAAACTTAGAAAGATTCCCGGTGCTCAGATATTTGATCTTGCTTCTAATGGTAAACAGTTTGAAACAGAGGCACTGGGAGGCCACGTCAAAGGACACATCGATGGCGTAGGGCAAAACTTTCCGGGGATTGATACCAAAGATCCATTCTTGCTAGAGTTCAAGACAGCCAACGACAATCGCTTCAACAACCTAGTAAAGATTGGTAGTTATTGCGAGTGGTCAGAAGAGTATGCTGCCCAGTTACATTTATACATGGGCTTGTTTAAGTTTACTCAATGCATTGCAATTGTTTATAACAAAAATAACTCAGACTTATATACTGAAATAATTCAGTATGATAGTAGTGCTTTTGATTCTTTGATAGAGAAAGCAAAAAGTATTTTACTAGCAGAGATCCCACCAGATAACTACATACCAGAAACAGATTACAGAATCAAAAGTTATATGACACCAGGCCAACAAGCCTGTTACCTAAGTAGAGCACTGCCACCTAAAATACATTGCAGATCTTGTAGGTTTGCTAAGGTTGACATTGAGAAAGGAGATGCTCATTGGCATTGCACTCAGCACGATAGAAAGATTAGCGAGGACAGACAAACCAAGGGTTGTTCAAGACATAACTTTATACCTGAGTTGATACCAGCTCATGTCATGGAAAAGGATGACGATATGGTTTTGTATGAGAAGGACAAGATTAGATTTGTTAACGTGGCTGAGAACCTTAACACGCCGGGCGAAAACTTTTTTTCTAGCAAAGAATTAATTGAAGTTGTCAACAGTGGGTTTCCAGAAGAGATCTTGGAGACTTGCGATAAAGTTAAAAATTTATTTAATGGTTCATCTATTACACAAATTAGGCCATGGATTGAAACCAGGCCATCAACTTAATGCAAATCAAACTACCTTTGGATGTTTACTATTCAAAGAAAAAAAAATTTATTCTGAACTTAAACAACTACAGGAACGCACACTACAGAGTTTTATCTACAGCAAAAAAAATATACTCAGAAGATCTTGTAGAAAAGATACAAGACTTACCTAAATTTATTGAGCCAGTTAGATTAACATACACCTACTATGCTAGAAGCAACAGAAGACTTGACATAAGTAATCCATGTTCAGTCATAGATAAGTTTGCTTGTGACGCTTTGGTTAAAGCTGGGATCATACAAGACGATGACTTCAAACAAGTAAAAGAAGTAGTCTATAAGTTTGGTGGAGTAGACAAAGACGATCCAAGATGTGAGCTGGTGATTGATATATTCTAGGGCGTGCCTACTAATTTGTTTATCTCTTCTTGTCTAAGTATTTCTGCTGCTGTTGGTTGCGGCCCAGTTAAAGTGTTATTAGCTGTGTTTAAAACTTCAGGGGATATAAGAGGCTTGGTTGTTTGTTCAGCATATATTTTTGCAATTTCTCCAAAAGGAATTGCTTGAGAAACTTTATTTTTTTCTTGCATTAAGGCTCTAGATAAAACTTCTGTGCTTGGAAAAGATGGCATAAACATATTACTCATAATTAAACCCGGCGATGGAACATTTGCTCTTTGTAATTCTGCTGCTATTTGACCATCATTTAGACCAAGCTTTCTTGCGTCTTCTACAGCTAGCCCTAAATCTCTAAGAGCTTTAAATCTAGCCTCATTAGAAAGTAAATATGCATTGGTTATTTCTTTGGCTGATCTTGGATCTCTGCTTTTTGCAACTCTGTTAAATAAGTTAGCAGAAGATCTAACATCATTTGTTGCCTCAAATCCACGATATCTTAGACCAACATCAATTTGCGGTTTTACTGTTTTAAATCCAGTAAATGCTTGCACTAATTCTTCAGCCATATCTAATGGTTGACCAGATCTTGAGTAGCCAGCTTCATCTCCCAAAGCTCCTGTGCTAACAAGCACAGATTTTGGAAAGTCTTTAAATCTAGGTTTTACATATAAAGGAAGACTGCTCCCCGGATCTGCGGACAAACTAATAGGATTGACCCCGGGGTTTAATGTTTCTATTAAATGAGCAAAGGTAGTTCCAAATTTAAAACCAAGAGTATCTCCTTCACTGTATAATTTTTTACCTGTTTCTGTTTCTCCTCTTAAAACATCTACAGTTGCTTGAGTAACAATTGATGGTGCAAAGAAAGGCTCAAACAATTGATTGACCCCTTCTCCCATTGAGAACATAGCCGCAGACAGCAAGTCTTCATCTTTGGCCATGCCTTCATTCCATCTAACAGCAACACCTCTAAAAGGTCTTGTCAAGAAGTCATATGGGTTTGTATAAGTAAAATTATAAAATTCAGTTGCATTACCATTTTCATCTGATGCGATTGGTATAAGAGTAGATGCTCTATCCCAAGGAGCAGCAAAAGATCTTTGGTATGCATCAATTTGTTCTTGATCTACGCCAGTTAAAGCTCGACCTGCCGCTTGAGCAGCCGGGGCCAAAGCCCCTCCTGTGACCATGCCACCCATTAGCCTTTGCATTCCATACTCTCTGATTAATGGATTGTCACTGCTTAGTTCAGCAATAGATCTGCCTAAAACATTGCCAGAAGTTCTAATTATTTCAGATGGAAAAGAAACAAAGTTACCTATTGGTAACTGTCTTAAACCTTTTACAAAAGGAGAAACTCGTGAATAGTTAGGTATATTGTCTGCAACAACGTTTGCTGCTTCTTTTTTTAGTATAGAATTTTTTGCATCTTCTACAGTAAAACCTTTTTCTCCTCTTCTTACTTTTTCTAAGTTAGCTGCGCCAAGTTTAGTGTCAGCAGAGCTAGGCTTTCCAAGAAAATCTAATAAATCTTTTTCATAGTTTGGAGATTGTTTAAATGATTGTAATGCTTGGTCTAATTGTTTTTCATTAATGCCAGCTTTAAATATTTTTTCTGTTCCAATGTTGTTTAATGCATTTATTCTTTTTAAAAATAAAAGATTATCAGTAACATAAACAGGAATATGTTTATCATTATATTTGGTAAATGCTTTAGACAGTTTATCTAATTCAACATTGTAATTATAAAGTTTCCAAATATCATCACCAGCAATATAAAGTTTTGACATCATGCTGTTTTTTACTGTGTCATCTATTTTTCTGCCAACAGCTCTAGCTCCGGGTATTTTTTGAGTCATCTGCGCATAAACTTTAGATGAGTCATCAAGCAAACCTTCTATCTCTCTAAAAGCAGCACTACTATTAATTACGTTTAGCTCTAGTGCTTCTTGTAAAACTTCTCTTTGTTCTGGTTTTGTTAGCTTGCTTGCAATAGGCCCCATAACTGTTGCAAAAGAATGACCAAAGTCTCCAGTTCTTCCTAAGTTTCCATTCATGGCAGTAAAGAAAAAACCACCAGCAGCATTTCTAACTTGAGTAATTGGAGAAAATACTGTTTTAGCTAGAGCAGAAGCACCTTTTGCACCAAGAAATGCTTTATACATTGGAGACAAGAATCCCGGTAAGCTTTCAGAAATAAGTTTTTGTTGACCTTCTAACGCAGATT